CTGCTTTTGAACCATTTAAATCACTTGATCGATCCCAACTGGGGCTAATAACGCCCATCCTTTCACCTTTTAAACGAGTCACATTATGAGTATAGATGCTACTAATTGGGCGTGGAGCCTACAAAATATTACTTCCTGTGAAAAATTAATATTACTGTCGTATGCCGACCGCGCCGGGGAATCTATGGAGGCATGGCCCTCCAAACGACGACTTGAGTTAGATACCTGCCTTTCGCATAACTCCATAGACAAGGCTCTGAAATCCTTATCTAAAAAAGGCTATATCGTGAAGACCGGTGAGGTACGAAATCAAGTCCCAGTTTACCGATTAATAGGGGTCCCAAAACGCGAAGACCGATACCAAAACTTATCCACAACCCCCCCCAAATCTGGGACCCCCACCCCCCCCAAATATGGGGTACAGAACCATAAGAAGAATCCCCAGAAGAATCCAAAGGCTGAAAGGCCTTCTTTTTCTTCTTTTTCTTCTCTTTCTCTTTTTTTAAACTACATTGAAAAACTCTTGGAAATCGAAAGCTTTCCAGTAACGAAAGAGTTGGTAGATCAAATCAATTTCTACGCTCAAAAATCTAAGGGCAAACGCGATCCGGTCGAATCGGTTCACATCGCTATTAACTTGCTTAAGAAAAAACAATGGAATATTCCCAACGGTTGGCAGGGAATCACCAATAAAAGCATCAAGGAAAAAGAAGAAGCAGCCCAAAAAGCCAAAGAGGAAGGTTTTAAAGAAGATAAGGTGGTAATGGCCGGCATTAAAAAAGGAATCGAGACATTTACGCGCACCCCAGATTGGGCAGAAATGTGTAAGGGATTAGGGGCTAACATTGCTAACAATTCAAGAGTGCCAGAAAATAATGTCTCAGTTAGGCTTTAAATACGGCGTATCACCGCGTTTAATCTCAGAACGACTATTGAGCCGCGAGGATAAAAACGATATGTTAAACGGGCTAGTTCCCTTAGAGGCGCTAGAGCTTGCAGTAGACGTATGGAAGCACTACGGAATGTGTAATTATTCGGATGGATCTGGGAAGCCTTATAAAGCTCCTGCGGTTTGCCCAATGAAAAATTTTATAGGCAGAGGATGGGGGAAAAATGCAACAAGGAACGGTTAAATGGTTTAACGATGAAAAAGGGTTTGGCTTTATTGAAAGCCAAGGGAAGGACTATTTTGTGCATTACAAAGATATTCAACGGGAAGGCTTTAAAACCTTACGGGAAAAAGATGCGGTGAACTTTGAACCGTCTACTTCCCATAAAGGTCTTATAGCTAAATCAGTACAAGTAAGCAATTAAACCCCTCGGGTTCTATTGCAACACTTACACGGATCTCCTTTTGTAGGATAATAGCACCCGATACTAGCAACGTATCGCATTAGGAACTGATGGCCTGTAATTAAGCATTTAATTCGTTTAATCATTATCCTTCTCCTTTATCTAATAAACTGATATGTCCAATAGCCGCAAACTGAGCTTCTGCTTTACTCTCAAACCCCTCGTGTGACTCACACACTATTTCTTCATGAAGATGTGTGTAAATTTCATACACCCAACCATCCCATTCTTCATTATTAGAACCCTTTTTCCCACACGTATAATACACATGATATTTATATATTTTTCTATGCTTACTCACTTATTTAACTCCTATCTTTCTTTCGAAATAATGCAATGCTTCTTTATGGGATATACTTGAAAACAAACATTTGGGTTTATTATTTACTTTTTTAATCACCATAAATTTGGTGTCGTCTATCCTCACCAACTCAATCACGGTGTTAGCTTTAGGGAATATTGAATCAAATACTGTATACATCATTAATCCACCTCTATTTTTCAATTAAATTCCACGTCACTTTGTGCTTTTACCCTATCGTAAAAACACAAAAACCTTCGGCACATATCTGCGTAAGCTTCCATCGCAAACGGATGAATTTCCTTCTCATCTACTATCGTCTCGTACTCCTCATTCTGAATTACTAAATCAAATCCAAATTCTTTTGATTTACTCACCCATATATCCAAATCCTCAGCCATTAACTCGTACAAAGTAACGTTGCTTATCGTTTTCATTTTCATTGGGTTTCCTTGTTTCTCTGTATAAAGCCAATATAGCAACTATTGCTATATATCGCAAGTGTTATTGCAATAATTATTGCTATATTATTTAAGGGTAATACCAGGAGCTATTCGTGTAAACAAGGATTGTGTTATAGTTCTTGTTGTGCTACGTGGACTGATAGAATATATTAAACGTTTAATTTCCAAAGGGAGAGTTTTCAATGTCGAATACAGGAATTAAGGATTACACATCAGAAGACGGGGCTGAGGGCAATACGCATTACAACGGTGTTCCTAGCGAATACGGTCGTCGTGTTGAGCAGCAAAACAAGATGCAGCCTAAGTATTGCGAGCCTGGTGAAGCAGGTGGTGAGCTGCGTGGTGAGAAGCGCAATGAGCAAGCAGGCCCATAATCTATGGTTGCCAAAAATCAACCCGCTAAAGCTAAGGCCAAAGCGGGACGTCCTACTGATTACAATGAAGACATGGCGGCTCTCCTTTGCGAGCGTGTAGCCACGCATTCACTTGGCCTTGATAACCTTTGCGCTAAATACAAAGATTTGCCGGTACCGAGCACAATTTACCTTTGGCGCCTTAAATACCCTGCGTTTTCGGAGATGTATGCACAGGCAAAAATGATACAGGCGGATATTTTAGCGGAAGAATGTTTGTCAATTGCGGATGATGATAGGCAAGATACCAAAATTAATATGTTGACCGGTGAAGAAGTCGCAAACACCGAATTTATCGCCCGAAGCCGATTGCGTATTGATACAAGAAAATGGCTTGCTGCTAAATTATTACCCAAACAATATGGCACTCTTCCTGATGACAGAAAGACTGTTAGCGAAAGCATTGTTGAAAAACTGATTGATAGATTGATTGATTGACGAGAGATTTAAGAGGCTCTCTTTAGTCTCCTTATGAACCAAAGGATTTGTGCTTAATGTCGGATGAAAAGCTAATTAAGGTTTTAAAGTCTTTGCCCTTATTTGCTAAAAACTTTCTTATCATTCACGACAAAAGCGGGGCTGAACGAAACTTTGTATTTAATCGCGCCCAGCAGTACATACACGAGCGCCTAGAAGCGCAATTGCTGGCTACAGGTAAAGTAAGGGCTTTGGTACTTAAAGGGCGTCAGCAAGGCGTAAGCACCCTAATTCAAGCCCGATTCTTTCATAAAACGGTTACAAAGCGCGGCAAAAAGTCCTTCATTCTAACGCATCATGCTGATTCAACGCGTGCGCTGTTTGAGATGACGAAACGATACAGCGAGAACCTTGATAAATCATTGTTCCCAAGCCCTGATAAGAAAAACGATAATACGCTTATGTACGATGGATTAGGTTCTGGTTACCGCGTGGGTACGGCAGGTTCGGTAGAAGTAGGACGTGGGATGACCAATCAATATTTGCATTTGTCGGAGTACGCTTTCTACAAAGATGCGGCCAAGATTGGTATGGGATTAATGAACACGGTGGCAGAAATTAGCGATACCGAAATCATTAAGGAGTCGACTGCTAACGGCCAGGCTAATGACTTTTATTCCGATTGGCAGGAGGCGAAAAACGGCAAGAGCCGTTATCAAGCAATATTTGTGCCATGGTATTGGCAAGATGAGTATTGCATTGAAGACGCAAGTTTTAAGCCCACTGATGAAGAACAGGAATGGCTGGAAAAGTTTAATGACAATGGTTTGAAATTAGGCCATTTGAATTGGCGTCGCATTAAGATGCAAGACATTAAAGGCGACTATGAGCAGAAATGCCGAAAGTTTAGGCAAGAATATCCCTTTACAGATGACGAAGCTTTTTTATCGAGCATTACGGATACCTTTATACAAGTAGAGCATGTGCAGAAGGCGCGCACTACTTCGGTGGAGAGCCAAGCAAGTCTTGTTATAGGGTTAGATCCCGCCCGAAAAGGAGATGACCGGACGGCATTAATACGAAGACGAGGGCGACGTGCTTATGGTCTTCAAACGTTTTATAACATCGACACCATGGAACTTGTTGGCATTCTTCGTCGCCTCATAGACAAAGAAGAACCTGCCCGTGTTTGTATTGACTGCATTGGTATAGGCGCTGGTGTGGTCGATAGGCTTCATGAGCTTGGTTACCATATGGTCGAGGGGGTAAACGTGGCTCGTAAAGCCAGTGAACCTGAGAAATACAAGAATTTACGGGCTGAGTTATGGGGATGGATGCGGGATTGGTTTGTGCAAGATATGCCCGTTGAAATACCGGACAGTGACGAGCTACAAACCGATTTATGCGGGCTTGGGTATAAGTATGACTCAAGCGACCGATTGCAAATAGAGAGTAAGGACGATGCTAAAAAGCGCGGACTCTTATCGCCTGACACCGCCGATTGCCTCATGCTTAGCTTTTATGGCGGCGAATATGTCAATGAAGGCGGTTACCAAGTACAGCATTTGCCAGAGCATTTAGCAGGACGATTGGTTTAACGGATACCACATAAAAAGACAAGGGATTGTAAAATGGCCAAATTTAACGAAAGTGTCGCTAAAAAAGCGCGTATTGCTTGTGAAAAATGGCGCGGTTGGTTCCGTCATAATATTGATGAATATCATATTATGCATACCTTTGTTCTAGGTCAGCAATGGACGGCTGACGAAGAAGACGATATGGTGAAAACCTTTCGTAAAACTCCGATGGTCTCCAATAAATTGGGAACCATGTCCCAATCGCTTCTTGGGGAACAACAACAAAATACTCCCCAACTTCAAATAGTTCCGATGACTAATTGCGATGAGAAAGTAGCCCATATTCGGGAACTCATCACCAAAGACATTATGTTTTCCAATAATACGGCTACCGTCTATCAAGTCGCTGCAGGGCAGGCCGCTATTGGGGGTTTTGGAGCGTTTTGTGTAGGTACTGATTACAGTCATGCCAAATCCTTTGACTTAGATATTGTCTATTACCACTTCAAAGACGCGACTCGATGCTATTGGGATGTCGGGGCTGAAAGTGTGAATAAAACCGACGGCACATTATGTGGGTATGTTTCTCGGATGACACGCGTTAAATTTCGGGAAGTCTACGGCCGTGATATTGAAGAGAAGATTGGAAAAACGGCCATTGCGGCTAGTGAGGAAGAAGTAGCGTTAGCCGTACAACCTAATGAAGGAGACGATCCTTTTAGTTGGTCTGACTCGGAAGCGATTACTATTATTGACCATTATGTTCGTAAATACGAAAAAGATACGCTTTATAAGTTATCCAATGGACGGATCCTTAATCAAGAAGAAATGGACGATTTAATCGAACAATCGCGTGCTACTAATGCACGACATCAAATGATGGAGCAGATGCAATCCATCATGGGCCAAGGAATGGCCAACGCTGTAGAAATGCCCGGTGGAACCGGTGAACTCGCGCCAACGGATGGCGCACCCCAAGGAATGCCTCCGGGAAGTGAGGGCTTTGGGATGAATGATAATAAAGACATTTTGCCTCAAGAAAACGGATTGCCTGTAGACACTCTTCCTTCTATGCCTATCCAAGACGAATTGGAAGAAGATAGTAATATGATTACTTTATGGGACGAAGACGAAATAGTTCGTATTGAAGATAAAAGGCCGTCTAAAAAACATAAAATTATCCATTATAAGATAGCGGGTGATTATGTGTTGGATAAAACCGAATTCCCTAGCGAGCAATTGCCTTTGGTATTTGTTGATAACAACAGTTATTACGATAAAACGGGTAAACAGATTTGCCGTTCTTTTTTTGGGGACGCGAAAGATACCCAGCGTTATATTAACTATTTGCGTACTCAATCGGCCTATATTCTTAAAATATCCCGATACGATCAATGGATTGGCAGCAAAAAGAATGTCTCAAGCCTTGATACTCAACGCAATTGGAGAGATCCGAATAACACCAAAGGAATGCTGACCTACGACGAATCGCCGACCGGCGTTAAACCCGAACAAGTGCGTGCGCCTGAATTATCTCAATCCTTATTCACCCAATACCAATTAGCTATTGAAGACCTTTATACGTCCACTGGTTTATATCCTGCGCGCATGGGAAATAATGGGGATGAAGCAAGCGGCAAAGCCATTGATGCAAGAACTCGTCAAGGCTCCTATACCACCTATGTGTTTTTTAATTCCATTAACCGCGCCATTGCGACAGGCGGCGCAATTGTTAATGAAATGATACCGCGTGTTTATGACACAGAGCGGGTATTAGCTTTAATGACGCCGGATGAAGGCATGAAAAACATTACAGTTAACCAACAGCGTGACAAATACGGGGAGCAGGTAGAAAACGACATTCGTAAAGGAACCTATGAAGTACGACTCAAACCGGGTCCTTCGTATGAAGGTGAAAAACAAGAGGCTTTGCAAAGCTTGCGAGAAGTACTGCAAGCCGATCCTACGGCTTTTAATTTGATTGCAGACTTATATGCCGACAATTTGCCTCTTTCCAACACCATTGAGATTAAAAATCGTCTTAAGACGCGTGTGTCTCCACAAATTATTGAAGCAGGAAAGACTGGCAAGATGCCACAACAACAAGGGCCGTCTCCTGAAGAACAAGCCCTACAAATGCAACAACAACAAATACAGATGGATGCGCAATTTAAACAAGAACAATTACAAATTAAAAAACAAGAGCTGATGCTTAAAGAAAAAGAAATGCAATCTGAAATTGAAATTGAAAGAATGAAACTTGAGATAGCGCAAATGGAACTATCAGGCAATATAGAAGAACAACGCATTCGATATTTAGCCGAATCAGAACGCACCGAGAGCGATGCGGCCATTTCTCATGCCGATAATATGGTAAAAATTTTGACACATAGGATATAGATTCTAACTAGAAAAGAGAGAGGGGCACGATGCCAACCAGTAGTATAGACGATCTGTTAATGGGTGCTAAAACATCGACGCATCCAGAAACACCAGAAAATCAATACCAAGAAGGACCTGAAGAAGTACAGGAGCTTGACTCTGATACCGAAGAGGCAAGTGAGGAATCTTATCAGGAAGAGACGGTAGAACAAGAAGAGGATGCTTCTCAGGAAAACGATTCTGAGCCTACTGATATTAAAAAGCGAGAATACGACGAATACGGCAATGAGAAAGAGCCTGAAAACAAAGAAATTCGGGAGCGCCTTAAGAAGCAGGCTCGAAAATATGAAACCGAGATTGAGTCTTTGCGAGCGCAATTATCGCAACAA